ACAGTTCCTGTAGCAGAGGTTATAGGAAAATTTGTTAGTAGTCCAAGTAATTGGAACTATACTCTTAGATATGTAAAGAAACCTAATCCAATTATACTTGTTGATTTAACTGAAGATACTTTATCTATTGAGGGTAAAAGAGTAAAAACCCCTTGTGAATTTCCTTCTCAGTTACATCCAGAAATTCTTGAGAGGGCTGTAACATTAGCCAAGATAGCATATCCAGGAGGCTCTACTGCTACTCTTGCAGCACAATCTAATAGAAATAACCAACAGCAGTAATTATGACTATAGAGGAATTTAGTGATGAATTTGATGTCCTGCTTAATAGTTATGCTGCTAATAATTCTCTTAGTGCAGGTCAAGGCTTAACACAACTAGATGAATATGAGAAATCTGTGTTATTAACAGAAGCTCAAGAATCTATTGTAAGAGATTTATATAATGGTAAACTAACAGGGGATGGTTTTGAATCAACTGAAGAGCAAAGAAGAAATCTTGACTCATTAGTTAATACTCTAGAACTACCATCTGAGGATATTTCAAAACCAAAGATGTCAGACAATTCTAAGTTCTTTCAGTTACCTTCAGATGTATGGTTTATTACTTATGAGTCAGTACTGTTATCTGATGAATCTCTAGGATGCAAAAATAATACTAGAGCAGATGTAATTCCTGTAAGACAGGATGAGTATCATAGTATAAAGAATAATCCTTTTAGAGGACCTTCAGATAAGAGAGTTTTAAGAATAGATACTGGCTCTTCAATAGTAGAACTTATATCTAAATATAATATTGAAAGCTACTTTATAAAGTATCTCAGTAAACCTAAACCTATTATTTTACAGGACATTACAGATGAAAATCTGTCAATAAATGGAGAAACAATTAAGATGGAATGTAAACTAAATACAGTATTACATAGAACCATCCTAGAGAGGGCTGTATCCTTAGCCATTAAGAGATTACCCTCAAAGAATGTATAACTTAAATTAATTAAAAGATGGCAACTTTTTCTGTAAATCAGAACAGGCAACTTTATGTTGCAAAGAATGTAGTAACTACTACACCAGTAACAGTTGGTGACCTTAAGCTTGGTAGTGATAAAGCAAACACCTATATGTACTTCCAGCACATGGGTTATGGCGGTTTAACAAGGTCAGACAAGATTGACCTAAGTAATGTAATGTATGCTAAGATTACTAAGGCAGATGCACTTGCAAGAAAGTTAAAGAAGGCTACAGTAACTCTTGACTCTGAGGTTAATGGAGGTAACCCAATCTCTGGTCAAGACTATGTAATTAGAATTTTCTTCAGACAGTATATTGGCAATTCTGATATTTATCAGGAGGCTAAGTATGGTGTAGTTCATGGCTACAAGGGCATGACAGCTTCTGATTTTTATAAGACTCTTGCACTGTCATTGGCAATGAATTTCAGTAAGGAGGTTGTTCCTCTTCTTAAGTTCTATCTTAAGACTGCAACGGGCAATACTGAAGTGACTGCAAGTACAGCTAAGAAAGACCTAACAGGCACTTACACTGGTGTTGTAATTGAGGAAGTAGAGCAGCCTTGGAGACTTGGTGTTAGAAAACAAGAGGAAGTATTCTTTGATGTAATTCCTACAACTGTTCTCTTTAATAGTGAGGAAGTTATTTGGGGTGTAGTTGAAAATGGTACATCTGATACTACCATCAAGAATGGTAAGAAGATGGCTGACCTTGAGTACTTCTGCATGGGTGAGAGAGGAGACCAATATAGACAAATTGGCTGGCCTCATAACATTGAAACTAAGTACCTTGTAGACCCAGAGAAGGAGTACAATGTACTTGACATTCACTATTACTTCAGTGACAGTGGTGTTAATGTACAGAAGTCTGAGAAGGATATTACTATCCTATTTGAGAAATCTGTATCAATGACAGAGCTTGTAGCTGCATTGAAGAAATTGGGTATCACAGTTGAAGACCCTAATGTTTAATATAAGGGAGGATAACACCTCCCTTTAATTTTATACCTATGATACAGTTTAATACACTTAAAATAACCCAAGATGGTAAGAATCTTATTATCAATGCATCAGTGAAGAACTTGAGTTATTATACTAATGTTCTCATAGGTTCAATAGTTATTGATAATCAAGATACTTACTCTGCTAGTGGTCCTAGCAGTAATCCTATATATAGGCATTCATTTGCTGATAATGATGCAACAGGTCTTAAGAATATAAGTATTACAATCTCTGCAAAGGAACTATTAGCTAATAATGGAGACTTAAATGATGACATTTTATATGTATATCTAATAGCAGTAGGAACTCCTTCAGCTGATACTCCATGTGGTATGGATAATGTGAATACATTAGGTGTAGCACTTAATTTAAGACCTATCTATAACAGTGGTATAAACTATATTAAACAAGTAGAATCTGCTTGTGAAATACCTAAAGACTTCATAGATTTCATACTAAGATATAAAGCACTTGACCTTGCATTAAAGACAGAGAATTATATTCAAGCCAATAAGTATTGGAATAGATTCTTTAAAAACAATAATGTTATATCTCTAAATACTAATAGCTGTGGTTGTACTTAAATATTTAACCAAAGAAGTTGCAGGAGCTGTTGATAGATATATGTCTATTCTTAGTCATATTGGATATAAGTCATATTGTGCTGTTGATAAATTATTAGTCTATTTCTTTATAGAAGAAATATTAACTAAATTTAGTACAGCAGTTACAGAGAAGGACTATAATTTAATGGCTAATGTACTTAACTGTCTTTATGGTTCTTGTATGATACCTTTCCCATATTATGTGAAAAGTACTTCAGAGTCTGAAGAAGTCCCATTGTTCTATTATGATTATTTTAGAATGTCAGAGGATAATAATCTTAAGACTACAGAGAATAATAATTTAAGATTGAAAACATAAAAAACTCACTTAAACTGTTGTAGATATGGCAGAATTTTGTTATATTTGCAGCAGTTTTTTATTTATATACAAATGAGTACATTCAGAGAAATTGTCTATATGTGTTCAGACCAATTAAAGTTATCATCTGATGATACCTTTTTTACTAATGACCACATATTATATTTGCTTAAGAAATACAGAGGACTTTTCTTATCACAGAAATATAAAGATGTTAGGAAAGAAATACCTGAGTCAAATTATCAGACTATATGTCTAGACTTGATACAAGTTCCTGTAATAAGTGGAGAACCCTGTGAAGGAGGAACTTTTCTTAGAACTAGAGATAAGATACCAACATTAATGTCAGTAGGTACTACAAGGGTATATCCTGTAGATTATTATGTTGGAGATATTACTTTAGTTACAAGAGAAAGAATGAAATATGTTGGACATAATAAATGGTTACAGAATATTATCTATTGTTCAATATCTCCTGATGGATATATGTATTTTAAATCTTCTAATCCTCAATACCTACATTTAGAGAATGTGAGGATGACAGGTATCTTTGAAGATATAGATGAAGTAGAAAAGTTATCTTGTGATAGCAATAAGACTTGTGATATTCTTGATAATAAGTTTCCAATGGAAGAAGCTTTAATTCCACAGTTAATAGAAACTGTAGTTAAGTTTATGACAAGTGGTTTATATAAACCAGAAGATACTGAGAATAATGCTAATGATGACTTGTCTACTATGATGTCTTTTATAAGAAACAATATGAAGTCTAACTTACAGAAGCAAATAGAAGGCTAATGGATAACTTTAGAAGAGAAGTGCTTAAAGTAGATAAACCAAGAGTTCATAAAGTAAATAACTCATTAGGTGTTTATGATGCTTATAAGTGGTTAAGGAAGAATAAATGGCTAGGTATGGAACCTATATCAGAGCATGACTTTTATGCAATTATAAGAACTATGAACAAAGCTATTGCAGAAAGCTTTCTTCATTTAGGTTCTATTAAATTACCTGAAAGAATGGGTGAAATAATATTAAGAAAATATCCAGCTAAAATAATATTAAAGAATGGCAAAGTACAAACTAATCTCCCTATTGATTGGGATGCTACTCTTAATCTCTGGTCTAAGGATAAAGATTCCTATGAGAAAAGAGTTTTAATAAGAGCAGAAGAGAGAGAAATATTTAAAGTGCTTTATGATAAGAGCAAAGCACTATATAATAACAAATCCTTCTATACATTTGAACTTAATAGAGACATCAAACTATCTCTTAAGAGACAATTAAAGAATGGATTATTAGATGCTTTTATGTTATGTGGAAAGACTTAAGTATGTCAGAAAGGGCTGCTTTTATTAAATTAGGTGTAGACAATGGAGTCTATGATATTAATGAAATAAGAGATAGCTATAATAAATATAAAGATGGAGGTTATAAACCATCATCTTCAATAAGAAAGAGAATATCTAATTGGGAAGGTTCCTCTATGAGAACTAATAGAAGCTTTGAAGCAGAAGCTAGAGACTTTAATGCTTCTCTTCCTAAAGGAGCTACATCTAAATTAAGTCAAACACAGCTTGATGGTTTATATAGTTATAGCTATAATGTTGGTGCAGGGAATTTTAGAAAGAGAGTCAACCCAGTTCTAACAAGATACTTAGCAGGGCAAGCTACAATACAAGATGTACAAAGGTCTATGTGGGCTAGTAAGGATAATCAACTTAGAGGACTAGCTAAGAGAAGAAATGCTGAAAGAGCTATGTTAGGTAGTTATACTCCTATGGATTTTGGTCCTCTAAGTAATACTACTATGATGATTAATCATTATCTACCAGAAACTGAACCAATTGAGATTCCTCAGTTACAATTCAATGATATAATCAATACTCCTAAGCCTATAGAATTAGAGCCTTCTACACCTTATTCTAGTTCTGATATAGATTTTAGTGACCCAGGTAATTCATTAGCTGATGCTCTTGATATGATACAAATGATAAGACGTCCTGGAACAATAAATATTCATATATAATGGAAAGATACATTTCAATTAAAGAAGTCTTAGATAATCTACTTGATAATCCATTACTTCAAGACTTAACTCTTGAAAGAGTAGTCAATTATACAGTTGACTTTATAAGGAAAGTAGGTATGCCTAAGGTATATATAGAGAAGACAGCAAATCTTGAGATTAAAGAGTATAGAGCATTACTTCCTTGTGACTTTCATAAAATGATTCAAGTAAGAGTTTTTAGAGAAGGTTATAGTCAAGTATTTAGAAGCTCTACTGATAGTTTTCATCTATCAAAAGATAAAGGAGACTCACATGACTTGACATATAAATTACAAGGTCAAGCTATTTATACCTCTATGAAGAATGGTACAATAGAAATAGTTTATCAAGCTATTCCTGTTGATTGTGACGGTTATCCAATGATACTCGACAATAGTTCTTTTAGAGAAGCATTGGAACTTTATATTACTAAAAAAAGATACAAGGTATTATTTGATGTAGGTAAGATTAGAGGGGATGTTTATAGTTCTACTTGTCAAGATTATGCCTTTGCTGTAGGTCAAGCTCAGACAAGCTTAATAATGCCTACAATTGATGAAATGGAATCAATAACTAATTCATGGAATACATTGATTCCTAGAGTTCGTGAACACAGCTTTGGCTTTATAAATAATGGCAGTAAGGAAGAATTAAAGTTTTAACTATGGCAAGAGCAATTAATGATGATATAGCTATAAAAGGTAGTACATTAGTTATAGGAGTTAAATTTCCTCCAGTAGATGATAAGTATAGTTTTAATGATTTACTTAATGCAGGTAATATAAGAGTTGAATACTATATTATCAATACTAATAAGAAGTATGAAGTAAATAACTTATATAGAGTACTTCCTACTAATGATAAGAACTATAATAATATGTATGCCTTTACTGTAGATACAGCTAATTTGACTTATGGAGTCTTAATGGTACAATGTACTGCCACAATACCTGCACATGATTCTCTTCCTGAAAGAGTAGAGATTGCAAGGTGTTCAACAGGAATAGCAGTAGTAGAGTAATGGATAATTATTTTGTAAGTTATAGCAAAAGACTAAAGAGGTATATTATACCAGAAGTCAGTGTACTTAGTAATAATACTCAAAGGTCTTCAATTACTGAAGTGAGTGATAATCCCATATTAATGAAGGCATTTAGAGTTACTAAGAAATTCAATCCATATACTGTAAGATTTAGTCATCCTATTGACTTATGTGCATTTGTACTTGGTCCAGATGGACTATATTATGAAGTTACAGAAGGTCTGTATATGGTAGAAGATGGTACATTAAAACTTAAAGTAAAAAAGAAATATGGATAATACATATTCAAGTAAATATAGTGGTGAGCAGATAGATGCTGCTGTAGAGTATTTTCTAAATCACTCTCAAACAGAAGAAAGTAATAGTTATGAATATACTAATACAATATTCTGTAGAAGTGATGGATTTCCTGCAAGTCCCTTCAATGAATCTTCATTACCAACACTTATGCCACTTGAATTTCCATTTGCAGGAATTGATGGTAAATTATGGTATGATGTTCCTAATACATCTACTAAAGATTGGTATCAGTGTATATTGAAAATTAATTTCAAATCTAAGAAAGTAGTATCTCAGAGTAAAGTTTTAGATATGACAGGAGCTAAAGGAGATGCTGGACAGAATGGTAGTGATGGAAAAGATGGTAGTGATGGTAGTAATGGAGCAGATGGTTCTAATGGCTCTAATGGTAACCATACTGAGTTTAGATATAAGAGAGCAAATGCTTATGCAATAACTCTTACTGATACTCAGAAAGAATCAAGATTTCCAGAGGGATGGTCAGCAGATTGGAGTACTGCTGATGTAGAGAGTGGGTCAGATATTAAGGAAAAGACCATTGAGGCTTTCTGTTCTTACCTTGCTACTTTCTCCTCTCTTTCTTCTATAAGTTCTCCACATAACTTCTTTATTCTAGGTGACGATGCTACTTATGAGGAAATAGCAGCGGAATTTCAGGATAATTACCAAGCATATCTTGTAGCTAATAGTATACAGCAAGCAGAGATAATGAAAGCTTTCAAGGAATATAGGAAACTTTATATTGATGCCAGTAGTACTATAGATGATTTAACTCTTAATATGGAATATCATAGGTTATATAAAACCTATAATGATGAGGACCATCTATGGCTACTATTTATGATTAGTGCTACTATTAGTGGTGAAGATGATTCCTTAATAGGAGAATGGTCTGTACCTCAAAGAATGCAAGGAAATGATGGTAAACCAGGTCCTTCAGGTTCTAATGGTATTGATGGTATTCCAGGAGTTAATATTGGAGTAGCATTTACATTAGGTAATGAAGATGGTCCAAGACCAGATGCTAAAGACCCAACTACCTATCCATATAATACAAACTACAATGCACTCTTTGCCAGTGGTACTTTTTGGAAAAAAAGTACTCCTACTGTTACAAAAACCTATCCTTATATTTGGTTTACCCAGTGTAGATATATAGTCAATACAGATAGTAATGGAATACAAACTTATGAATTTGAAGATAGTTGGTCTACTCCTGCTAGATATACAGGACTAAATGGTATAACTATTACAGAAACTGTATATAGAAGGAATCCTATTATATACCCTCAAGGTATCTATACAGCTGGAGTAACTTATAATAATGATGGTGCTAGAACACCTTATGTATATTATAATGGTAACTACTATTATTTATCTAGTGAGGGTTCTTGGACAGGAACTGAAAACTCCACACCAGCTAATAACCCTGCTTGGTGGACACTACTTGAGGGGTTTGAGGCTCTATATGCTAAAGTAGGTATAATTGCTAATGGTCTTATTGGTAGTGCAGTATTCAATGGGGAATATATGTTTAGTCAACAAGGTGTAAATCAAGATGGTACTGCATCTTATAAATATGAAAGATTCTTACAGAATTATGCTACTGGGGATACATTGGTAAACCCTTATGACCCAATGGCAGCATTTAAGCCTAATTTCTGTATAAACTTCAAGACAGGTGAACAGTGGTCAACCTCAATGAATGCAGCTATTAGTGAGGCTAAATCTGAAGTTGTTCAATCAACTAATAAAATCTCCATGACTGTAACAGACTTAATAAAAGGAGAGCTAAAAAAGGGAGGAATTACAGTAACTGCTAATGGTGCTGAGGTTACAGGTAAATTTAGTGGTACTTCAGATGGTACCTTTAATGGGAATGTATCAGCAAAGAGTCTATCTGTTATAGGTGATGATGGCTCACAAGCTATGGTATTTGATACTTATAGAAAAGATATGGGAACACCTAGTGGAGGTGTGGCTCCTGAGATTGGGACTCCTGTTCTAATAATGAACTTTAAGGGAAATCAATACTTAGTAAGTATGCTTAAACTTGTTACTGGCTCTTCCACTGGACAATATAAGCAAACTCAGGCTACAACTGAGTCTCTATATGTTGCTGGTACAATTTCTATGCAGCAAGGTGTACAAGGCTCTGCTTCATATCACTGTATAACTGCTGCTCCATATTTGACACTCCTAGATAATAATGGTAATGAAACCAATACTAAAATAATAGCCAAACTATATGACTCATCTGATAATGAAGTTAGTTGGAGTACCTATCTAAATAAGTATTATCAAGGAACTTTAGTAAGTGAATATTCAAAGAAGACAGATTTAGAAAGTGGAATTTGGGCATTCCAAGTAACAGGTTACTTAGCTAATGTAAGTAATTATTATAATGGAACTCCTAATTTTAGAATGCTGGCTATATCGCAAATAGTTAACAATATGAATGTACACTGTCCAGTTTCTTCTTCTGTGTACTCAAAAATATCAATAACTAATGGTAAGCTCACTACTTTATCAGATAATAAAGTGGTTGTTGGTTATGATGTAAAATGGGATGGTAATAATTTACATCAAGATTCAACAAGCCCTTATTACTTAAGATTCCAGCATATTACTACTAGGTCTGCATATTTGAATCTTAAGGGTAATACTGTAACAAGTAGCTACTTTGCTTCAACAATTTCTAGTTTAACTTTACTAACTGACACTGATATAGACCAATGTGAAGCTATTGTATCTCCTGGAATAATAGCTCCAATACAATAATTTATTATAACTTAAAAATATGTTACAATCAGAAAATTATGTATTTACTGGACTGCAACAAGATGCTGCGGTATCTAAGCAGCAGCCTCAGTATTTAATAGATGCACATAATATTAGAATTACAGCAAGAAATGGAGAAACTCTTCTGTCTGTTACTAATGAGAAAGGTCCAAAGGAGCTTATTATAAAGAATAGTATTGGAACTAATGTACTTATTACAGGTACTATCTTAGGACATTGTGTTCTTAATAATTACTTAGTTCTATTTACCCATGAAGATACTACTGGTGATAAGATTCTAAGAATTGATATGTCTAAGGACAATCCAGAGATGATTACTCTATTCCCAAAAGAAGGAGATAAGAGTCTAGGATTTGATGTCAAGTATCCTATTGAAACTATTGGAGATTATGAGAATGAAAGTATTCAGAAAGTATATTGGACTGATGGACTGAATCAACCTAGAGTTATTAATATAATGCACTCTCCTTATACTTGGGCAGGGTCATTTGACTTTGTTCCAGAGCTGACTCTTAATGAGAATGTAACTGTAGAAAAGATAACAAGTTCAAGTGGACAGTTTCCAAGTGGAGTGATTCAATATGCTTTTACTTACTATAATAAGTATGGACAGGAGAGTAATATATTTTATACTACTCCTCTGTTCTATACTTCATTCTATGATAGAGGAGTGTCACCTGAAGATAAAGTATCTAATGCTTTTAATATAAAAGTAGAAGGTGTTGATAACCACTTTGATTATCTAAGAATATATAGTATTCTAAGAACATCTATTGATGCTACTCCAGTATGTAAGAGGATTCAAGATATAGCACTTGAAGGAGCTTCTACAGTATCTTATGTTGATAATGGTATTAGTGGAGATGATATTGACCCTGCATCATTATTGTATATTGGAGGTGAGGAGGTAGTAGCACAGAGTATATGTGCTAAAGATGGTACATTGTTCTTAGGTAATCTAAAGATTAAGAGACCTAGTATTAGTACTATTCCAAACTTTGTAACTAACATACGAAAGAGTTTAGGCTCTGTTTCTACAGAACCAATGAAGGTAACATTGAAAAGTGTATCAACCTCATCTAATTATATTTATTCTAATGGTTTAAATACTCAGGCAGCTGGATTTAAGAATAGAGAATATTATAGACTAGGAATTCAAGCACAATATAAGAATGGTAAGTGGTCAGAACCTATATGGATAGGAGACTATCAAGTAGGAGGAGCTAAAGGATTAG